TAATAAAGGAATATTTAAAATGAAATTTCTAAAAGATTTTTTTTCCTCAATAAGGCAACTTATTGAATTCCTTCATGTTGAATTTTGGATTGCATTGATTATTAATTTAATCATTATGGGGCTTACCTACGCTTTAAAGGGGGTTAAAGGAGTAGAAAATCTAATAAGCTCTTTAAATGATCAGTATGACGGAGTAAGTATAAGTGCAACGATTATTGTTACGTCGATCGGAGTAGTACTATGGATCTTTTATTATTTCTTTAACTCAAAATATAAACAGTCTTTAAAGGAAGTATCTGAAGGGTGCATTGATTCTTTTATATCATTATTTAGATTAGCTGGAGGAATTCTACTAGCGTTTACTACCTTATATCTATTAGAGGAAGGATTTGCATCAATATTAATCGCTTTTATTTATTACGGACTTTTATCAATCTTTAATTCTTCGGTATTAGTTTTTATTAAAAAGAAAATGTTTACAAAGCCCAATAGAGAGTTAAAGCAGTTTGCCCAATAAATTTTGTGAAGTTTAAAAGCCCTATCAACGATGGGGCTTTTTTTATGCCTGCCGAAAGCGGATGCAGACGGTGTAACCGGGCGGATGCCCATTTTTGTATATAGGTTGGATGACCAATGAAACTTAAAACAGTAACAATCGACGGTAAAGTTTATGCGGAAGTAGACGGTGATAAGCCGATCTATATTCATGATGATGGCAAAGAAATGCCACATGATGCACCTCATTCGGTAGCAACAATTGCACGTTTAAACAATGAAGCTAAAACACATCGTGAAGCCAAAGAAGCAGCCGAAAAAGCATTAAAAGCTTTTGAAGGAATTGAAGACCCAGCGGCAGCTAAAAAGGCATTACAAACAATCCAAAATCTCGACGATAAAAAGCTGGTGGATGCTGGTGAAGTTGAGAAAGTTAAAGCTGAAGCTATCAAAGCAGTTGAAGAAAAATATGCTCCGATTGTTGAGCAACGTGACGCGCTAGAAGCCTCTTTACACAAAGAACTAATCGGCGGTGGTTTTGCTCGTTCTAAGTACATTCAAGACAACATTGCAGTACCTGTGGACATGGTTCAGGCAACCTTTGGCCATCACTTCAAAATCGAAGAAGGTAAGGTGGTTGCATACGATCCGAACGGCGAAAAGATTTATTCACGTGTCCGCCCGGGTGAACTTGCAAATGTTGATGAAGCTTTAGAGTCATTGGTTGGTGGATACCAGCATAAAGACTTAATCCTTAAAGGTGGTAAAGGAACTGGTGGCGGTTTTCAAGGTGGGGGTAAAGGTGGAGCGCCTGCAGGAATGAAACGCAGTGAAATGTCTGTTTCTCAGAAAGCAGATTACATCAAAGAACATGGCAATGATGCCTTCCTAAAACTGCCGAACTAATTATTAAATATTTGGAGATAAGTCGTTATGACTACAACAGTAAATTCAGACATGATCATCTACAACCAATTGGCACAAACTGCTTATTTAGAGCGTTTGCAAGACAATTTGAATGTATTTAACCAAGCCTCTAATGGTGCAATTGTTTATCGTAATGAGATTATTGAAGGTGATTTCAATAAAGAAGCATTCTACAAAGTGGGCGGTAGCATCAAACATCGTGATGTGAATTCAACCGCCAAAGTAGTGCCTGAGAAAATTGGTTCTGGTGAATCTGTAGGCGTAAAAGTCCCATATAAATATGGTCCTTATGCATCAACTGAAGAGGCCTTCAAGCGCCGTGCACGTACACCTGAAGAGTTCGCAATGATTCTTGGTTATGATTTAGCAGATGCATTGGTTGCAGGGCGTTTACAGTACAGTTTAGCTTCATTAAAAGCAGCTATTTCTAGCAACCCGGATATGATTGCTAAAGGCAGTATTGCTGTAGATGGTCGTAAAGCATTAACACGTGGTATGCGTAAGTTTGGCGATAAGTTTGGACGTATTAGTTTATGGGTAATGAACTCAGAGACTTATTTCGATATTGTCGATGATGCAATCACTAAGCAAATTTATGGCGAATCTGAAATCGTTATCTATGGTGGTTTACCGGGTACCTTAGGTAAGCCAGTCTTGGTTACAGATGCCGTAGGTGATGATGATGCATTTGGTTTACAAATGGGGGCTGTTACTGTTACAGAATCACAAGTACCAGGCTTCCGGGCGTATGACATCAATGATGAAGAAAACTTAGGCATTGGTATGCGTGCTGAAGGCGCGTTCAACTTAGATATTCTTGGTTATAGTTGGGATACATCGAAAGGTGAAAATCCTGACCTTACATTACTTGGTTCAAGTGCTAACTGGATCAAATATGCGACCAGCAACAAAATGACAGCAGGTACCTTACTTGATTTATCGGGTACAGCGACAACTGGTTAAAACCTAAAAATTAAAACCTAAGGGGGCTAATAAGCCCTCTTTTTTATTATTAAGAGAAAAGCGCCATGAAGATTATCTATACACGCATTGCAGCAGCAGCTGCATTAGAGACAGGCATTATTGCTAACCCTGACTATTATGCAAACCCAAATTTGAAAGCAAAAGAGGTAATTATTTACGGTAATTATCCAAAGATTCAAAAGGATTATGAATCTTTGGAAGTTCCAGTTGAAGTTCGTAAGTTGGAAGAGCCAGAAAAAACGACTTTGGCCACAGTAAATGTCGCAGTGGGAATTACCCCTGAACTTCAAGCTGTGATGGATGATACAAAAGCTGAATGTGAAAAGGTAGTTGAAGAAAACACTCAGCTTAAGCAGAAAATTGCCATCTTAGAGCAGGCCGGTGGTAACCAGTCAGAGTTGTTATCTGAGAATTCACGATTAAAAGATGCAGCAGTCTTAGCAGATAAAGCTCTCAAAGATGCTGAAGCTCAAGTGGTCGGTATAAAAACTGAATTTGAAGCTTTTAAAAACGATATTCCTGCAATGCAGGCACGTATTGCTGAATTGGAAGCTGGAAAAGCGGAAGAAAATCCAGCTACAGGAACGGCAGCTAATGATTTTGAAAACTGGTCAAATGATCAATTAAAAGAGTATTTGGCTAGTAAAAACATTGGTTACAAGCCGTCTGCAACTAAAGCAGAACTTCTTAAATTAATCCCGAAGGAATAATGCAATGAGCTTTATTACTGTAGAAGACGCAAATTCAATTTTGGGCAGCGATTTTGCACCAGACAGTGATAAAGCTCGTCTGGTTAAACTGTCAAATGTCTGGATGAAAAACAGAATAGGTTTTGTACCTGATCCTATTGATCCACTTCTTAAGGACGCGGCTTGTGAAATTATCAAAGGAATTCTGGCCAAAGTAATTTATAACGGCAAAGACCAGCAATTGAAGCGTAAAAAGGTCAAAGCTGATTCTGTTGAGTCAGAAAAAGAATACCAAGACGGATCTGAAGCAATTTCTAGCTTTGAACAGATAGCAATTGATTTTATTGATTCACTTGATTTGAAAGATCCAAATGCAAGTTTTAATGGCTTTGGCATACCACTTTACAGGGCATGATATGGGCTTACGTGACGAAATTCAGGCAGATATTGCTGAAGCATTTAATGATGATTTAGCGGACGCCGTTCATACCTTTACATGTGAGCGGACTTCAAAAACTAATTGGGATCCTAAAACTGAAACGTATGTTGAAGTTAAAGAAAACTATTCTGGCCGTGGCGTTCTGTTTGGCTCATACAGTCAATATGAGATCCAAACACTTGGAGTTCTGGCCACAGATAAGAAGGCTACCGTGCTTCAAAATGAAGTGTCCATGACACCTAAAATTGATGATGAATGGCTAACAGCTTTAGGCTCATTTCGAGTTATCCATATTCAACAAGATCCAGCCTCTACTATTTGGAAATGTCAGTTGAGGAAGGTATAAGCTTGTATTGATTAATTTAGTTGATTTAAGCTATATACCTATTTTTAAAATACTTTCTTGGGGAAATTATGGGGTATATCGTTAAATTAACCAATTCTGGTAAATATTTAATTCCAGACAATGAGGGATTGCTTACTACAACAGATTCAAAAGAAAAAGCTGTAGAATTTGGTCAAATAGATGATGAAGAGTCTGCTAAGTTAACTGCCCATAGTTTTAGTGGTGGAATGACAACTGGCGTTGATTTCATAATTGAGAAGGTGTAATTAAATTATGGCAACTCAAGCATACGTAATCGTCATTGAAATCCCAGAAAAGAAATGCCCAAATGTAAGAGGCAAAGCTAGTCTAATTAAAGATGGTAAGGCAAAAGTTTATCTTTCAAATAATACAACTTCTAGAGATGCTGAAAATGGCTTTGACCGATATGGAGTTACAGGTGGTCGAAATGCTGTAGTAGTAACTGAGGCAACATTTCCAAAATACGAAGAAGAAATTACTAACTATCTTAATCGAAGGTTTGGAGAAGACTGGTCTTTAAAATTAGAAAAGTGCTCAGTTGCATAAATTAAAACCCACTTCGGTGGGTTTTTTAATGGATGCGATTTAGGAGTTTGAATGATTAATACCGATTATGTGCCCGAATGGTATATCTCGCCATTCCAACATGTGCAGTACACGCTTGCTCGAAATCAACTACACATGGATTTGTTATTTGAAGATATGGATCAAGCTGATCAATTTTTGGATATGGGAGCGGATGCACAGGTCAGCACTTTTTCTGGTGGTGCATATGCAATCGTCCAAATTGGTGATACGGCGGATAAAGACCAAATTCAAGTTTATGGATTGCTTTTACATGAAGCTGTTCATATCTGGCAAATAGTAAAACGGAGAATGGGTGAGCGAGAGCCTAGTGTGGAATTTGAAGCTTATTCAATTCAGGCAATCGCTCAAGACCTATTTGAAATGTTCGAAGCTAGTGAGGTAAATCATGGGATGGAAGGGGAAAAAGCCGACTAGTTTTAGTCTTGATGTGTCTAAAGCAGCAGAAGACCATGTAAAGAATATTGTCATGGATAGCGTGCAATCCTTAGTTAATTTAAGTCCTGTTGATACTGGAGCATACCGTGCTTCACATATTGTTTCGGTTGGATCCGCTGATTACGGTGTACGTGAACCTGAAACAAACCCTATTAACGATGCAGCGATTCAGGCAATGAAGATTAAGCTAGGCAATCTGGTTTATATCCAGAACAATAAAGCTTATGCACTCCGCTTAGAAAATGGTTGGTCTGATCAAGCGCCACAAGGTATTTATGGCCTCACTTTTAATTTTATTTCTCAAAAGTATGGTGGCTAAAATGGCAATGACTTTAGAGCAGACTAGGCAAGCTATTATTGATCGCATGCAAAGCTTTACGGGTATTGCTCAGGAACGGATTCAGTATCCAAATGCACCAGGCTTTACAGTGCCTAAAGAAGGTTTATGGTGCCGTTTAACGATTGCAGGTGGGCCGAGCTTTATTTCAGGCATTGCAGATAAGCCATGTACACGCCGTACCGGTAATATCATGATTCAATGCTTTGATCGACTTCATGTGGGAGAAAAAGCTTTAACGGTTCTTGGTGATGCTTTGCTGGCACATTTTGAATATTTCACAATCGAACACTTAGAATGTTTGAATGGACAATCTATTTATGCGGGTAAAGATGCTGATTTCATTCAGTATAATGTGAGTATTGGGTTTAAGGTGAATTGATATGTCATGTATGCTGACTTTAGAAGAAATCGAAATTAAACGGCAAGAACTGGAAAGACATCTTGAAGATGTTATGTCTGTTGAGTTGAGCAAATGGCAATCTGAAAACAAGCTATGTGTTTCTGATGTGAATATACGCTTGGCTAATGTTGACAGCCTCGGAGGACCTAAACATAACATTGTTACTGGAGTAAGTGTCGATTTAGATAATGAGCTTTGAGTTCAAGAAAAAGCTACTGCAAGGCGATTATTTTTAATGACCTCAGCATATTATCATTTGTGATTACATTCTGTTACAGTAATAGAAATTTATAACAAATGGTAAAACATGAAAAAATCAACTTTAGGCTGGGGTGCCGCAGGATTAGTAGCTTTAGGGATTTTTGGTTCAGGCAATGATAACTCTCCAAAACAAACTTCAGACTCAGAAAATGCGCAGAGTGCAGTAGAGGAAGTTATCGAATCAAAATATATCAACACTAATTCTTTAAATATTAGAGATAAACCAAACGGTCACGTAGTAGGAAAGTTAGGACGTGGAGAAAAAGTTGATATTTATGAGATGAAAGGAAACTGGGCACGTATTTCCTTAAATTCCTCATCACCTCAGTGGTTATCAACAAAGCTATTATGTGAAACGGATGGCTGCTTTAAACAAAAGTCTCGATCAACCACGTCAAATAATTATCAGGCCTTAAAATCTCATCCTCATCATTCTGAAAGAAAACAGAAAAAAACCTACTACGATAGTGATTGTTCATGTGCTGTGGTGGATTATTGCGTGGGTCCTAGAGGTGGGCACTACTGTATTACGAGTGGAGGAAACAAGAGATATAAACCTAGATATTAATTAATTTGAATTATGAGACCTCCATTTTGAGAGGTACTTTATGTCTTAATCACTACCACCTCATCGGTGGTTTTTTTATGTCTATAGGAATCACTTATGAGCAATTTTGTTTTTAAGCGTGGTGACACATTCAACTTGAACTTGCAGCTGGTTGATATGGATGAAACCTTGCAGTATCCACCTGATGATGTTCGCCGTGCAATTGATCTAACAGGTTACACCTTTACTTCACAGGTTAAAACTTTGGCTGATGGTGCTGCTGTGGCTACCTTGACTTGCGCAGCACTAAACCAGAGCACACAGAAGGGATGGCTTAACGTAAAATCAGGTGCAAGCACAGCAGCTTGGCCTTTAGGTCTGTGCCAGATGGATATTAAAGCTGTTGTAAGTGGAGTCACCCAGCACACGGATACTCTGATTTTCCAAGTGATTGATGGGGTGACAGCATAATGGCAAATCTTGTATTTAAATTTAATTGGGATCATCGGCCATTCCCTTATAACGCCTCACAAGGCAAGCGACAGTTCATGTTGCCATTTGCATCTGGCATCCCAAACTTAAACCCACAACTTTCACAGGTCCAAGGTGCCGGTACAGCAGCTGCAGCAAATCTTACTACCTCATTTTCAGATGATACGATTGGGAGAGTGCTTCGGGTTGGTGATTTTGGTTTAGGGAAACCATTAAGAAACACTGATGTTAATGGAAATGATCTCAATAATATGACTACCGTGGGGTTCTATGGCAATGACACATTTGCCAGTGCAACTCTTGCTTTAAACTTTCCAGAGGCTGGTACTGTTGGAACGTTACTTGTATTGAACATTGCTGGTACTAACAGTTACCGAAACCAGATCTATATTTCTGCATCAAGCGGTCGGATTTGGTATCGCTCAACATCGGATCTTACGAATTGGACACCGTGGAAACGGTTGCTGGAAGCTAGTAGCCCAGAATACCAGCGTATCGTGAATAATGGCTTTGCCGCTAACTTCGCACTGTCCAATGTTGCACTATCAACTCTCGATACTCGAGGGAGTTTTATCGGTTTGCAGAGTACCGGGGCTAATGCTTCCGCAGCAGGTGATTATCCGGGTATTTTTGCCCAGTATATTCTTGGACTAAACATTGCCAGTGCAAGCGAACATGCGGCACAAATCAGTGTTGGAACTTCGTCTACTTATATCGGATTCAGGCGACATAGTTACCAAGGGTCTTATTCACCATGGTATGCACTAAGAGGTGAACACAATACAACCGTGGATGGTTCAGGCTTTATTAAAGCCGCTTCACCAGTCGTTAAGCTTTTTCAAAGTCATATTGAGCTAAATAACGATGCAGCTAAGCAACCAATCACTTTCGATAAGTTGGGTACTGGTGATTACTTAGTGAAAGGCTCATTAGGTTTTGCTCAGGAAGGCTGGTACATCGAAGTGCCTAAAGATGCTAATGGCAATACGGTAGTAGCAGTTGAATATTCAACATTAGAAAACGGCGATCTTTCAATTAAAACTTATAAACGTAAGTTTGATGTGGAAAAGGCAGCCATTGTAGCTGATCTCGAAAATCCACTCGATATTCCAGAAGGCCGCTGGATTGATATCCGTCTGCATGAAGAACCTGAGCCGGAGCCTGATGAGCCGTTGAGTGAAACACCAGTGGATTTCCAGCCGACTAACTTATCTCAGGCAGTTGCTGCAGCAATGAATGGTGTAGAACCGCCCGAAATCTCAGATACAAACGAAACACTTTAATAACCCGCTAACTCAGCGGGTTTTTTATTGCCTAAATTTTGGAGAACCATAAATGAGTTCAGGCGCAAAAATTCGATTATATGCTTGTGAAGAAGCAGTTTTAGGAACAACTCCCGCAAACCCAATCTGGTACACAGTACGCCGTGTAAGTGATGGTTTATCTGAAAATGTTTCTACTGAAGAAAGCAGTGAAGTGGTTGATTCACGTTTTCGACAAGGTGGGGTAGTTACTGAAGCAGAAGTAGCAGGTCAGTTAGAGTTTGAATTATCACTTGGAACATTTGATCTATTCTTAAGTGCTTTAGCCTTCAATAATTGGGCGGGTAACGCTTTAAGTTTTGGTGGTACGGTACGTAAGTCATTAACGCTGGTTAAAGTTTTCGAAGATGTTGGCCAAGTCTTTATTTATCGTGGAGTACAGGTCAATTCTGGTGAAATTACTATCCAGACTACAGGAAAGATCACTGGTAACTTTGGTCTTGTAGGTAGCTCATTTACCCGTCAGCAAACTAACCCTGTAGTGAATCCGGTGGCAGCTTCAACTCGTCCTTTGGTTAGTATGCCGAACGTGGAGAACTTGCTTATTAATGGTCAGTCTATCCAAGGTAAGGCATGTCTACAGTCTTTGACTATTTCTATCAATAACAACCTTGAAGCGATCCGTTGTATTGGTTCAGGTAAATACACACCTGAGTTTTACATTGAAAAGATGATGGATATTGAAGCGAATGCTTCATTAATGTTCTCGTCAACTTCAGCAGGGTGGATTGATGCAATTAAAACCCGTGATGTATTTACACTGACCTTTGATATTAAAGACAGCAAAGGCAGTAAATACTCGTTCAATTTCCCGCAATTGGAAGTAATGGAAGCCAACCACCCGGATGGTGGTGGTGATGACATCATTACTTTAGACATCAACTTTGCCCAAGTCCGTACAGCGCCAACGATTGTACGTGCTCTTGTTTAATCAGCTCATTCAGTAACAAAGCCTATGAAATTCCATGGGCTTTTTTATTCCTAAAATTTCAGAGGTTGTTATGGCTTTAAAAGTCGGAATTATTAAAAGCTCAGACGTATCAAAATGGTGTGAATACAAGGGTGCTGATGGCGATGTACAGGCTGAGTTCAAAGTCCGTGGTATCGCTTATAAGCCTTTTCAGGTAGCTATCGAACGGGCAGGAAACCAGATCTCGTCTAAAGGCTATGATGTGATGGTCAAAGATGAAGATGCCAAGCTTTATCACGAATTGTTAATGGATGCATGTGCTGCCCACTTAATTGAAGACTGGAAAGGTGTGGTATTTGCCGAAATCGTAGACGGTAAAACTGTTGAGTCTGAAAAGCCATATACACCTGAGAATGCCTCAAAGCTTCTTAATCTTGGTGATATTGGTATTTCAATCTGGCTATTCATTAAAGCACAGGCCCAGAAGATTCAGGAAGACGCAGACAAGGACAAGGCTTTAATTCTGGGAAAGTCATCGAGCTCTACAAATACCAAAAAACGTATGCGTCGAAAACGCCGCACGAAATCGAACAAATCAAATTCTTAGGTGGCCACATTCCGGATCCGCCAGAATATTCGTATGCGGCTGAATCCATTCTTTCAGCATTTACTACTATTGCCAGATCCAGACGGTATGAGCAGAGCATCCCGCTGTCATTAGACCAACATGCAATCAATGTCTATGCTGAGCATAATGATTTGCCTGTGGCTACTCATATCTTCAATGACTGTATTTATGCGTTGGATAATCTGTTTCTAGAAGAGGTTTATAAGAAGAATTCATCTATGCTAAAGAAATAATGTTCTTCTGCACCTCTTCGAAAATTCCTCAGAAATATGATTTATTTGAACCACCTTAGGGTGGTTTTTTATTATCTATCTATTCGCATATTTACATTTTGTGTATGATACTTCATGTAAATACCTAATATTTCTAATAATAAATTTACTGGGGAGTAACATGTTAGAAAATCTTAAGGAAAAGATGTGTGCATTAAATGATGTCTTTATAGAATATCCTAAAGTTTTTAATAGGATGATGTTCTATTTCATACTCATTCTAGGGGTGATACTGGCTTATTTCCCTTCAATTAAATGGCTCGTTAATTTAGAAATATTTAATACTTATCCATTCCATGATTTGATTATGAATAACTTTCATTTAGTTCAATGGGGAATATTGATTATTCCACTAGTTTTAATCTTTATTGCAATTTCTAATGCAGCTGACCTTTATGAGCAATTGAAAAAGAGAAAGTACGGAAGATGAGAAACGCAATATTATATTCTTGTTTATTGATTTCTTTGTCTTTTGTTGGTTGTACAAAACAAGCTGAAACTAAACCGCTTCCTCCTTCAGTTGAAGAGCAATATCTAACTTCAAATCAGGAAATAGGTAAGATGCTTGATGCATTAAATAATCATGATGTACCAATTGATGAGAAGCGAGAGATATTGTGTAAGACTTATCCAGAAGTCTATAAGAACCAATATATGCCAGCTCTACTCAAGCTTTCACCAAATGTATATACAAAGGAAACTCTCTTAAGGGATTATGAGGCTGTGATTAGCTTTTATAAAAAAGCTTGGTCCATTCATTGTGCCTAAAAATCCCTTATAATTAAAAAAACCTTTATTCTTTTAAAAAATCACTCAATTCTAGGTCGACATGAAAAATTTAATAATTATTTTCTTAAGTTTTTTTTCCTTTTCATTTGGAACTTATGCAAGTGACTCTGATGATTATATAAGAGAGATGCCACCAAATTTAAAATGGAAGGAATTGCCTAAGATCAATATTATAGATGGGGATCTTGAAGGGTATGATAGGATTATAACGATTTCGGCTGATGCAAATGAGAGAGGGATAATTACTCGAGCAAAAATCATTAAAAGTAGTGGTATAGATAAGTTAGATAACAAAATATTGATAGCAATAAAAAAAGCTAGTTTTTACCCGTACCAAGAAAATGGAATTTATTATCCTATAAGATTTACGCAACCAATGGACTTGAAACTTTCTAGAAAACCTAAATTTAAAAACTTTCCTGAAATTATTGTTAATAAAAGATATCTTAAAGGTCAGGAACGAAAAATTACGATCTATTCTGAAGCTGATAAAAATGGAAATTTAACTGTAGCAAAAATTCAGAAAAGTAGCGGAGTGCCTGAGCTAGATAGTTATGTATTGGAAGAGTTTCGAAAGAAAGCACAATTCTATCCTCTACTTGTTAATGGTTCTCCATTTCCTATACGAGATGTTTCACATTATATCTTTTCAGATAAGGTAAATACTTTTGATTAAGAAATAAAAATGACAAATAACCCATATAACCACCTTCGGGTGGTTTTGCTTGATGTGACATTAATTAACCAGTTTGATAAATTACCCGTAAATGTAGGGGTAATTTCATGAAAAAGATTATTTTTTTAAGCTTAGTTCTTGGTTTGGTAGGGATAAATGGTTGCTCAAAGGTGGAAAAAGAGTCAAAAGAAGCTGTCTTAAGCACCTTAAAAGATCCTGATTCAGCCCAGTTCCAAAATATAAAAGGATATTGCGGAGAGGTAAATTCTAAGAATAGTTACGGTGGTTATGTTGGTTTTAAGAGATATGTCTCTATTGATGGTGGAGTCTTAATGGAGGATTCAGAAGGTGTTGAACCAGAGACATTTGCAATAATTTGGGAAGCACACTGCACTCCAAATAAATTATCTTTAAAAGAGCGCAATGAGTGTGTAAAGGATGCATACAATCAGTCTCTTATAATGGATGCAAGGCTTAAAGGGGTTTCCAAGGAAAGCTTAAGGAATGAAATACTAGCAGACAAAAATGCATCAAAAGCAGAAATTGAAGAAGGCTTAAGAGATATTGATCGTGCGTATAACAGTAATTTCAAAGATAAGGGTCTATACGCACAGGATGTTGTTGCTAAATGTGTAAAGTTGATTGATTAGTGAATTGGTAAAAAGCACCCTAGGGTGCTTTTTCTTGAGGTTTAATGATTTCGAGTATTACTTGGTAAAGATTGCTCCATTGTTGGATTTCAGGAACCTATAAAATGAGCCGTTGATCGATGCAGACTGTTCGGTGATAGCCATGTCTAATGGACAAAGATTTCTAGCACGGCCGCACTGGTTTAACTTCCCACCTTAGTAATTATTTTTAAATTAAACAGAGCCCACTCATTTGAGTGGGTTTTTTATTGCCTAGAGGAAAGTAAGATGGCACAAGAATCCCGTTTGGTCATTGTTATTGATTCGCAAAATGCTGAACGTAATGCGCGTAATCTAGGCAATGAGCTCATTAGCATTGAGCGTAAAGGTGAATTTGCATCTAAGTCTATGGATAGCTTATCTGTAGCCACCAGAGCTTTAGCTGGACACATGGCTGGTTTATTAACAGTAGGTTCAGCCATTTCAAAGATGGATACATATACTGGATTACAAAATCGCCTTAAGTTAGTCACTAACAATCAAGCTGAGTTAAACAAGGCTACGGAAGACACTTTCCGAATTGCTCAAAAAACCTATTCAGCTTGGGATTCTGTGTTACAGGTTTACCAGCGTTTTAGTGATAATGCTAAGACGTTAAACCTGACTATGGATGATACTGCTCGTTTAACTGAAACGGTATCTAAAGCCGTGGCCATTAGTGGAGCAAACGCAGAAGCGGCTGATGCAGCTTTAGTTCAATTCGGGCAGGCTTTGGCAAGCGGTACATTACGTGGTGAAGAACTCAACTCAGTTATGGAACAAACACCAGCTCTAGCAAAGGCTATTGCTAAAGGTATGGGTATTACTGTAGGTGAATTACGTTCAGTAGCAGCTGAAGGAAAAATCACTTCACAGGAAATCGTGAAAGCACTTAGAAATGTAGAATCTGATGTTGATGCGCTTTTTGCTAAAACCGATATAACAATTGGACAATCACTCACACTTTTAAATAACGAAATCACTAAATTTGTAGGGGAGGCTGGGAAGGGCTCTGGAGCAGCTCAAACATTGGCGGAAGGGATTCAAATTCTTGGTAATAATCTCAATTTAATTATTAATGGCGCAATCATTTCTGGAGTTGGTTTAATCACGAAAGCAATTGCAACAAAAACTATTGCTATTCAAGCAAGTATTGCCGCTTCAGCTCAACAAAGAGCAGCCAATCTTGCTGAAGCTCAGTCTCAGGTTCAATTGCTTGGTGTAGAGGCAATGCGTGCTAGGCAATCTGCAGCTTTAGCTTTAACTGAAATTAATTTAGCCAGAGCAGAATATAATGCCGCCACAAGTGCTAATGCCCGCGCAGCAGCTGTACAAAGACTAACAGCTGCTGAGATTGCTCATAATATTGCCGTTAAAGAGGCCGCGGCTGCTACCTCAGCTTATTCATTGGCCCAATCCCGGTTAAATACTGTGGCTACTTTGGGTAGCCGAGCATTAGGTTTAGTAGGGGGGCCAATTGGTGCTATCACTATTGGTATTTCTGCCTTAGCTACTGGTTATATGTATTTTCAGGATAAAGCAGCAAAAGCGAATCAAAGACTTGAGGAACAAGCAAAAGTTGCAGAGAGAACAGATGAAGCTTTAAAAAAATTAACTGGCAATGATAAAACTAAAGCAGTTAATGATTTAACAAATGCTTTTAATGCACAAAATGAGGCATTAAAAAAATCATCTTTTACTATAGGTTCAGTATTAATTGATATCGAGAACTATGCACGAGGAAATAGGGAGGTTGAAAAAATTTCCCAAGATGCAAGAACTGGGACTATCAGTTATACAGAAGCCATTGAGCGTCTAAATAAGATTAAGTTACCTGCAGATCTATATGAGAATCTGAAAAAACAGGCTGCACAGTATGATGAAAACTCGTCTAAAGCAAGTTTGTCTGCAGAGAAGCTAAAATTATTCGGTGTTGAAGTAAGTCTTGCTGGCAATAAAGCACAAAATGCTGCAGCTCAGCATCAAAAACAAGCGGATGCTTTAGGAAATACTGCTACTGAAGCAGAAAAGGCAACTAAGGCTTTGCAAGATTATCAAGCCAAACAAAAAGATAGCGTTATTGATTCAATCTATAAATCAGGTTGGCTTGATAAAGGTTACACTGTTGCTCAAGCTAATGCCATTTTAGAACTGCAAAAAGCAAAAGGAATGAGTGCGATTTTGTCTAAAGATGAAATTGATAGTGCGCTTAGAAATCTCAAGATCATTGAAGCGCAACAGGAGAGAGAAGATAAATTAACTGAAGCTAAAAGAAAGCAGACACAGGAAATTGAAAAACAAGCAAAACTTACTAAACGCTTGGTTGGTATTTCCGGTCAATCTGGTATTGGTACTGGTCCACATCTTGATGTTCGATATGGGGGCTCAATGTCGGGCCAGAAAGTTTCTAATGAACACCTCGCTCGATTACAAGCAGGTGGAAAACCATTATCTTCGTATAAGATCAGTTCAAATTATGGTCCAAGACAAGCCCCTACTAAAGGGGCTTCTTCATTTCATAAGGGTATTGATTTTTCGATGCCCGAAGGCACACCGATCACGACCAATGTCGCAGTGAAAGATATCAAGACATGGTATGACAGCAAGGGTGGTGGTTATGTCAGTGAAGTGATCTTTGAGGATGGAGTATCTCTTAAGTTGCTTCATCAATCTCCAAAGATGCAAAGCAAGGTGAAAGGTGGTGCGAGTAAGGGAAGTGATAAAGCAGCAGGTGACATTCAGTCTCAACTTGATCGTCAATTAGATGCTCAGCGGTCTCTTGAAAATGAAGTAGCTTCTGAAGTACAGCGGATCCAGAATAATTTGAAAGTTAGATTGGAAGACGTTGATAAGGCAGGATTCTCGCCAGAACGAACAGCTGAAATTAAGGCAGAATTACAGCGCCGTGCTGATAATGATGTGGATATTGCCAAACAAGCAATTAGAAGCAAGCTGGAAGACTACAAGGAGTTTCGTAAAACCGAGGAACAGTTACTAGAAGATTCCTTTAACCGTAAAAAGTTCAATGCAGCTCATGACATTGAATTAAGTAAGTCTGAGCAGAAGCAAGCTGTTGAATTGCTGGAACAGCAAAAACAGCAAGAGTTAGGGTTATTAAAACTAGCTCAGGAACAGCGTTTATTTCAGGCACGCTTATCATTGCTTTCCGAAACTCAAGCCATGCAGGAGAGGTACAGACTCGAACGGGAGGAAATTCTTAAGAATACCAAGCTTTCTATAGAAGAGCGGCAAAAGCTAATCGCATTATCTAAAGCCAATCAGGATAAAGAGACTCGCGATAAAGTGAATAACGCTGTTCAAAACTGGGGTGGTATTCAGGCTGATATGAATGGCACCAGCGAGTTCTTCAGACAGGATCAGGAGCGGTTTAGCCGTTTAAATGCTGCAAATGATTTAGCAGATAGTCAATTTGCTGTTACTGATCTTGATGAAAAAAATGGTTTAGATAGTCTAAATGCACAAATGGAAGCAGGACTCATTAAGCAACAGGATTACGAAAACCAGAAAACAGCAATCATTCAAGCTGCTCAAGATCAACGTAATCAGATTGCTGCCGAATATGCAAAGAATGCTCAGGATATTGAAGATAAATATCAGCAAGATCGTTTGAACACTCAAATTGCATTTGGTGGCCAAATGATGGGTTCTCTTACATCTATGTTTGGTTCAATGTTTGGAGAGCAATCTAAAGCTTACAAAATAATGTTCGCTGCAGATAAAGCTTATGCGATTGCAGCTGCCGGTATTGCGATTCAGCAAAATATTGCAGCAGCTTCAAAAGCTGGTTTTCCTCTTAATTTACCATTGATTGCTGGGGCGGTTGCTCAAGGCGCTAGCATCATTGCAAACATCCGGGCAATCAAAGATCAGGGTTTTGCTGAAGGTGGTTATACAGGTCGAGGTGGGAAATATGAAGTTGCCGGAGCTGTGCACAAAGGCGAAATTGTATGGTCCCAAGAAGATATTAAACGCTGGGGGGGAGTTGGTTTAGTTGAGAAAATGCGTAAGAGTGCAAACCCTGAAGCTTTTCTCAATAACAATGCTTCAGCTGATAGTGTCATGCGCCGTGCAATGATGAGCTCTAATGCCTTTATAGAAAGCCAAAAGCAATCTGATATCTTTAATCAACCAGTTCAAGATACTCAGATTATTTATAAGGGTAATAGAAGCGTACCTATTGCTTCTTCTTCGGCCAGTTCTGATCTATTCCACGATGGCAAGGTCTACTTCTCATCAAATGGTTTAGTTCAGAATCGATCAAATCTTGAGGATGTTCAAGACTTCACGATGGGTCAAGCTGCTCGACCTCAAGCTGAGATTATGCCTTCAATTGAGCCAGCTTCACCAACAATCAACTTCAAAATTGAAGTGATTAATCAGGTGAGTGGGGCGACAGTTGAAGCCGAACAACTGGATGAGCAAACAGTCCGGATCATTGTTAAAGATGAACTGGATAAGCAGCTTCCAAGAACGGTACCGAAGCTTGTAAGTGATCAAATTGGGAATCCAAACTCAACCATTAGTCGGTCTTTGACTGAGAATACGACAGCGAGAAGAAATCGTACTTAATAATTTGAACCCTTTTAGGAGGGTTCATTTTCATAATATTTAAATTTCAAGGTGATAAAGTCTGTTGGCATTAAAATTGATGGTTAAGACATGAAAAAAATAATTGTAATTTCTACAACACTTTTAGGACTTACGGGATGTGCCATTCCTGCGGTAAATAATCTCGTAAGATCTACAAATATGTATCAAGATGAAATAGCAGGTGATACAGCGAATTTAAGGGTTTATAGAAGTAATGTACCCATGGTGCAGTTCTATATTACTTATCAAAATAATGAGGGTGAAAAAATTTCAAAAAACCTAATAACTAAGCAGATTTCAAATAATTTAACAAAGTATGGCTCTATGCATGAGCCCAAAAAATTAAATATGCCTAAACCCACAATCAGTTTAAAAAATGGTGAAGAGTTTTTTGAGTTTAAAGTACCCGCAAATAAGAAGTTAACTTTCAGACTTACTTCTGTTATTGGGTCAACTACTATGTATAGTTGTGATGTAAAAATGGACTATCAGTTGGAAAGAAATGCCAATTATGAATTGATCCGATTTAAACAAATCAAAGATATTGTGAATCCTACCTTTTTTGACTGAACCTTCTCAAGATGGATCCTACTGCAAATTTATAGTGAAGGAGATTTTTGAAGATGGTAAAGAAACCGTAATTAAACCGATTTCTTAAGTTCTAACTACTTTATTAAATAGGGAGAAATTGCGATGCATCAGAGTGAGGTCGGATTTTGGGGTGGTGGTAGTATGTATGTATCAGGTGTACCTAATGATTTACAGAAGTTCTTTGAAGCACTCACAAAATTATCTTTAAAATTTCCAAATGATTTTGAGTGGCCTTTGGTACTTAATAGATTATATAAAAAGTATGTTCTATATGAAGATATTAATAAAACTAAAGAGATTATGGATTTCTGTAAATCAAAATTGACGGAACCATCTGAAAATGAAAATACGAATATATTTTTAAAGTACTTTAGACAATTTGATTCTGCAGTAGAGAGCGCAATTTATTTTTACGAGTATTTCAATGATTATGTACCAGTTAGAATAGCTGTGGTTGACTTACCATGGCAAATGGTTGAAGCCCGAAGACCTCTTCGTGAATATGATCAATTAGAAGGCGTACCTTATTGGTTGACTGATTATAGTTGGGAAGAAATGGAACGGTTAGGCAACTTATAAATTGTAGATTCTTATTATTTAAAGCCCCTTTGGGGCTTTTTTATTACCTGAAGGAAAGTTATGTACAAGTTAAAGCTAAATCCTCAGACCAGCGGCTATGGCGTAACACCAGGTGATGATGTGAAACGTCAGCAGATGGATGGCGGACGTGGTCGCTATTACATCGATGTGAAGCGTAATAGCCATATTGTTGATGTGAACTGGAATTTAAGTAAAACCGATTTCAATAAAATGATGTCGTTCTGGCGGATCTACCAGAATAAGCCGGCTTCATTTTATGCGGATCTGGTGATTGATCAGGGAGCACGGCAGCAATATCTATGCAATTTCATTCCAAACTCTTTCAAGACCAATGAAGTCAACGGCAACCTTTACCGGGTAAATGCGCAGCTCGAGGTTGTTCAAAACCAGCCTAACCTTACTGCCGATATCGCTTTGATTAAGGATTGGGAGGTCTGATGGATAACGAATATGCCAAATTCTTTTTCAATCGAAAAGTTGATGTTTATCAACTGGAATGTATTGAGCTATCACATCCTTCTTTTATGAATACTTACCGGGTAGTCCGTAATGATGACCGAGGTGTCTATGTACAACATAAGGAAGGATCCGGTCAGGTCTATTATGAGTTCCTGCCAGTCTCTATCCAAAGATCCGGAATGCTTGGTGATCTGGACCAGACATTAACCGTTTCTATTTCTGGTCTAGGTGATGTTATGCCTGATGAGTTTGAACGGGTAATCGAAGGGCAATATCCCGATGTAAAGCCAACAGTAAATTACCGGATTTACAGTTCAGACAATCTGAATTCTCCAATGTTTTATTTACTCGGACTGCAACTCTCCAGTGTTGCCATGAACCATAAAGCTGTGACATTCAAAGCTGAATCACCACGATTAAATACCACTAAAACCGGAGATATCTTTGCACTGGATCGCTTTAGTGGCTTGAAGGGGGCTATATGAAAAGTCACGATCATTTGCTCGATAGGCAATATGACGATGAACACTACAATTGTGTTCACTTTGTTCATGAAGCTGCAATGGACCTATACGGTATAGATCGGGCGGAAGCGCTTGAACTCTTTATGCAGCCTAAGGGCAAAATTACTTTTTTATCTTCACGGTTAAAACTTTTAAATCCGCTGCCCATGCCTAAGGAAGGCTGCATAGTCGCCTTCCATCCTAGACAAAGAAATAAGCCCCCGCATGTGGGGCTTTTTCGTGGGCAAAAGATTCTTCACCTCATGGAAAGCGGAGTCACTTATTTGCCTGAAGAGGTCGTGATGGGAATGGGGTTTAATCGGGTCAGTTATTATGATTAAAGTTATTTATAAAAAAGATGCTTTGTCTGAAGAAAAGACAATTGAACAGGCTCAAACGATTGGGCAATGGCTCACTTCAAAATATGAACATATGCCTGAACATGTCCGTATCTTTCATACTACAAGCAATATGGATCATGCCGAAATTTCATTTGCGAATGAAGTCACACCGAAGAATGCATATGACTTAAAGCAGCTTGATTTCTTACCGGGCACTTTTATCGTAGTTGAGAACCCTAAATGGGTCGCGGCTATTGTTTCGATTGTGATTAGCATTGCGATCGCATTTTTAATGCCGACGCCATCAATAGCACAAACGACTCAAAATACTAACCAGTCTTCTTCAGCAAACAATGAACTTTCTAACCGGGAAAACAAGATCCGGGTGAATGGTCGTATTGCTGATAACTATGGAGCTGGGTGGAATACTCCCGACCTAATCGCAGTACCTTACAAGGTATATGAAAATAACGTTGAAGTTGAGCATGTAGTGGGCTGTATTGGTCGTGGACACTATAAAATTAACGGTGCATATGACGGTGAAACCAACATTGTTGATATTGCCGGCGCATCGGTAGAAGTCTTTCGACCAGGTGTAGATATTGTTTCAGGTGAGCCATATTTCTCGCTTGGTACCGAAATTACCACGCCACCACTAACGGTTCAGCATCAAACTTCTGTTAATGGCCAAGTTCTCCGTCCAGCAGATACACAGTCTTTAGAAGGTACGAACTACCTTCATTTTGCATATCCAAACGAGATCTTTCGGGCAACGGCAAACAACACAGATTTAACTACAAAGTTTGTAAGTAATGACCGTGTAGAAATCACCAATGCCTCATTCACGTTTAATGGCCAGACTTATGATTTAAACGGCACTTACAGCGTTCTATCAGTGGCTGATGATCGCATGACGTTATCAAATCCGGCGGCTGTTAATGCTAACTGGTTAAAGCTTAAAGAGTTAAGTACCCAGCAAACAGCAGCTTTGTCACCAAAGATCAGTTCAATAGGTGAAAAGTGGATTGGTCCATTCATTCTGGACAATGTCGAACGAAGTCGGGTGCTATGTAACTTTGTGGCCACAAATGGACTTTACACAGTTTCTTCAGGTGGAAATCAGGGGGCTGTTAACGTCACGATTGAAGTTGAAGTAACACCAGTTAATGAATCTGGTGCAGCTATTGGTAATCCAATGCTGAAGCAGATCATTTTGAAAGGCTCGGCAAAGTCACGTCAGACCGTTGGTGCAACACTTGATATGGTCACGTTTCAGGGGCGCTGTAGCGTTCGTGCACGCCGTTTAACTCCAACTCCGGCAGTTACAACAGTAGTTGATGAAGTAAAGTGGCAGGCGCTTTACGGTGCTTATCCTTTGCAAAGCACAGTGTATGAACATGAAACAGTTTTTCGTGCACGTACTTATGCAACCACTGGAGCTTTATCTGTTAAGTCCCGTAAGATCAATTTCGATCTTCAGCGAATGTTGCCGACTTATAAAAATGGGGCAATGACGACAGAGCTATTTCCAACATCGAGCTTTGCTGATGCACTGGTTTCAATGGCACTGGATGACAAGATTGGTCGCCGTACGATTGATGAGATTGATCTGGAAAACATCTATCGGACTTATAACGATGTAGTTGATTATTTTGGTACACCACTAGCGGCTGAGTTCTGCACCACAATTGATGATACAAACCTGTCTTTTGAAGAGCTGGTCACCAATCTATGTGATGCAGTGTTTTGTACCGCATATCGGCAAAATAATAAGCTCAAGCTTTATTTTGAGCGGCCAACTGATAACTCGGTAATGTTGTTTAACTTCAGGAATATCATTCCGGATAGTTACAAGCATGATCTTACCTTTGGCGTGATGGATGACTACGATGGACTGATCTATGAATACACGGATCCGACCGACGATAGTCGTATCAATATCTATTTGCCAGACAAAGGAGCAAAGAACCCGAAAGAAGTGAAATCCGTGGGGGTACGAAACAAGTGGCAAGCTCATTTTAATGCGTACCGGATCTGGAACAAGATGCGCTTCCAGCGCAAATCCATTACCTTTGATGCGGCACCAGAATCAGAATTACTAGTTTTACGTGACCGGATTGCTGTAGCGGATTATCGCAATGGTATTCATCAAAGCGGGGAAGTGGTACAGCAAGAAGGTTTAATCCTCACCTTAAGCCATGATGTAGATTTCATTGCAGGCAAGAGCTATGTGATTTATTTGCAAATGGGGGATGGCACAGTGGACCTTATTCCTGTTACCGCTGGATCTGCCAAGAACAAGGTGGTTTTAGGCCGTTTACCGAACGGGGCCTTAAAGCTTAGTCCTGATGATTTTGTAAATACCATCTATACAGTAGTTAATGATGATACCAAAGGCTCACTGCCTTATCTGGTAGCGAAAAGAGAACCGGCTGACCAGTTCTCTAATACCATTACTGCAATTAATTACGATGAACGTTATTACCTCAATGACAAGGACTTTATTGATGTGCCAGTAGATGATTCACCGATTTACATTCGATATGACCAGCTTGATATTAATCTTGCACGTTTGTATCAGATGCAAAGAGGTGATTTACCAACGACTGGCGAAATCAGTTTTGTAGTTGAAGCTGGTGCGCTGGTTTCAAGTTCAAGTTCTTACCGACCTGAGACCAGATTTGTCTATAAATTCGACTACAACTCTAGTCCGCCGAAACAGGAATTTATTGCCCCTGCAGCGACTGAATTACCTGCCATTGATACTGGTGAGTTCCCACCTGATCTGGTTGTGAATCTGACGATTAAAGGTGCTGTTGTTGGACGTGGTGGTGATGGCGGTTTACCTCATTTGGCATTTGGCGCTTGGGAAACGGATCCGGATTATAACTTTACCAAAACCCGCCGTGATGGGTTTCAGGGAGCACCCGGTTTATTGAATCGGCACAGCAAACTAAACCTGATTATTGATGGCGGTACTCTAGCTCGAGGCGGCTCAGGTGGTGGAGCAACACCAAGCGGTATTTACACGGGATTGTCTTATGGTGTTCAAGGTATTCCGGGTGGAGCTGGTGCGCCATTTGGACGGGTCATGACAGGCCAGCCAATTTCAAACGACTCACAAGATTGGCGCTGGTATTTTGGAAGCTACTTCAATGTCCTAAAAATCACTGATGCCGAAGCTTCTGTACCCGGTAAAGGTTACCGAACCCAAAATGACCGTTATGGATCTCCATTATCAGGCGATGGCGGAAACTGGGGCCAACGTGGTACCAAGTCTACCAATGATGGAACATGGAACTGGCAATACCATGGCACAACTGAAGGTCAGCCCGGGCTGGGAGGACCTGCAATTGTCGGAGTTGCGCCACTGACAACCAAATTAATCAATGGAGGGTTGATTTTAGAAACTCTATAGTTTACCTATAGGTATATTAAATTTATTTCTTTTTATTAAGGGTTTTTTATGATTAAAGATAAAATGGCTGAAGAGAATGCTGCTCTTATGGGGCGTGCATTAATTGAGCTTCCAGGTATCGGAAAAAAAGAACCTAATGGAAATATACATGTTGATCGTAAAGGGGTTATTAAAGCTTTTTATAAATTTGTATCATTTACCGATGATAAGTATGGTAAACCTGAAGCAAAAGAACATTCAAATGGAGATATTGAGTTTATTCTAGGAGAGTATAGTTACTTGTGGAATCTTAGTGATCCATTTCAATCTAACTCTGCTATATATAAAATACTGTATGAAGTTTTCTATAAACATCAGTAGAAAATATGAATAAAACCCCGCAATTGCGGGGTTTTTTATTGCCTATGATCTGGAGGATGGCATGCATGAACGGTCAAACAAATAGCGTAGTTGAAGCAGCTGCAAGTACGGCTGCCGCGACTGCAACAAAATTCACTTATGGCTATGTAGTAGGGGGCAGCTTGATTGGTGTAGTTGGCAAAATTGATTGGGCTGTTGTCTTTTCAATCGTAATCGGTTTAGCGACCTATTTTACTAATCTCTATTTTAAGCGCCGTGATGAAAAGCGTAAGAACGAGATTCATGAGCTTCAAACCAAGCAATATGAGCTAACTAAGAAACGTTTAGAAGGGGAAACAGATGACAAGCGAACAGACTAGAGCATATCTTTCATTTGCTCTTGTGGGATTAATGTTTGTATTGGTGATTGCTTTATTTTTTGTGGAAATGCCACGGGAAAATAGCACTCTTTTAAATACAGCATTGGGTTTTATTGCGGGGGCGATGTCTATGGCGTGTGGCTATTACTTCGGTAGTTCAGAGCTAGAAAAGAAAAAGAAAACCGAAGAAACCAAGCAATTTTAATTTACTAAATCTTTATACCGCCTTCGGGCGGTTTTTTTATATCTGAAGGAAACCGAAATGAACATTGAAAAATATCTTGATGAATTAATTAAGCGTGAGGGCGAGTACGTAAATAACCCAGCAGATCGGGGCGGTGCAACCAAATACGGTATTACTGAAGCTGTAGCACGTGAAAACGGCTATAAGGGCAATATGAAAGATTTGCCTCTTGATGTGGCCAAAGCGATTTATCGGAAACAGTACTGGATTGAACCACGTTTTGATCAAGTAAATTCTATTAGCTCAGCAGTAGCAGAAGAACTTTTAGACACTGGTGTGAACTGTGGTATCAACTTCGCAAAACCACTTTTACAACGTACTCTAAACTTGCTGAATAACCAAGGTAAAGCCGGGTATGCAGATTTGAAAGTTGATGGCGTTTATGGTTCTAACACTTTAGGTGCTTTAAAAACCTATCTGGCTAAACGCGGGAAAGTTCTGGTGCGAGTTCTCAATATTATGCAAGGACAACGCTACATTGAAATCTGTGAGCGTAATCCAAAGCAGGAACAGTTTTTCTATGGCTGGATTGCTAATCGCGTGGTGATCTAAATGGGCGACCTTCCCCATGGAGTAATGACGTTTGTAAAAATGATCACAACAAGAAGCAGGTCATTAAGCAGATCTATAAAGTAGTTGTTGGTTGCCAGTTAGCCTATTCATGCTTTTAAACGAGAAGCTCTAACTGGCAAGATGATCTTAACACTGTAGTTAAGTCTGAATTATTTAATTACTTTAACGATGAGTAACATGAAACTTTTAGTAATACTTTGCATTCTGCTTTCAGGATGCACAGCTCATACGATCAATAACAATGTGAGTGTTGGTATTTGTGTGAAAGCTCTCTAAGGAGGGCTTTGGGATATATAATATTTATTCATCAAATCCTTCATCAGGATCATCTTTTAAAATCCCATTTCGTATACATGATTCAATTAAAGCTTTTCCTTCGGATGTGTAATACTCATTACATTCCTTATCTTTTCCACCTACTGCATTTATTTTTGGTCGGATAAAGTTACCATGATATTCTACAGCTAATTCCATCATTTTAGATGCAATTCCAGCTTTTCTAAAGTTGGAATCAACCTGCATGCAGTTTAAGCGTGATATATATTCTACATAGTCACCATAACCAAGATCTTTTTCGACATAATCGAATATTAATTCACCAATTTTTTCACCATTATAAAAAGCAATAATATCTTCACCATCTAATGAGATGTTTATTTCTCTTTTCATTTTATCTATAAACTTTAATTCCATATCTTTGATTCACTCAGAAAAATTTTTTAAAGTTTACCATTATTTAACT